TCATTTGTTGTTTGTGCTAAAAAATTTGTTGTTTCTGTTGCAGTTGTTGAGATACCAAAATCAAAAGCATCAGGCTGATATTTTAAAACATCAGCAGTTGTTATAACGTTTGCTCCTGTGTAATTAGCCATAAACTACTTCCAAATTAAATATGCAATAATTAAAACTAAAGGTATTGAGTACATTGGATTATTTTTTGCTTTAACCCATGCCCACTTTGACCATTTCTTTGCTTTCATTATAATAATTTTGTTCATTTCTTTTTCCTTGTTTTTTTCTTTTTTGGTTTTAATTCAACCACTTTATCAGAAATATCTTTTATTGTCGTTTTTTTAATTTCTTTTTTAACAGAATCAACAGGAGTGAATCCTCTCATTTTAAAATGATCAAGATTTGCTTCATATTGCTCTTTTGATCTTGTTATGGTTTTTGTACCATTTGTTAATTTTATCATAAATACTCCTTATAATTATCAGGGAGATTTCTCTCCCTGATAAAAGTACGATTATTGGATTGATGAATCTACGTTTAATTCAACACCATAAGTATCGTTAAGTTCTCCTGTACCATATACAGCAGTTGCTACAATCTCGTCTGCTCTTAGAGAAGCATCTCTTTGAGTTTCGATTTTTAGGTCTTGCATCATAGCTAATGCTAACGCATCTCTATGGAATATTGCACCTTTGTAGTCTCCTGTAGTACCAGGATTATTACCTGAGTTGTCAGCCATATTTGAAGTTTCAAATATTGGAACACCAGCTACATTACCAACAAAACCTGTATTTAAAGCTTCGTTAGATTTTTCAGTATCTCTACCAACAAATGTATTTGTTAAACCACTCTTTAGGTCAAATGCATTTAGAGGATGAAATACACCAGCTAGGTCTGACATTGGAACTGCATTTTTTCTAAGAATTGCTACTGCATTAAATACATTAGCTGAACTTAATACTGCTGTTCCATCTCCAACTTCTTGTGAGAAACCATCAAATAACGCAGTTAAATCTGTGTCAATTTTTTTAGCGATTGCTTCTCCGAATAATCTACCAATGTCTCCAGCAACATTTCTTGGTGCTGAGTTTCTTGCTAAATCTGTAAGAGTTGTCATAATACCAACTTCACTTGCTGTGATAGTCACAGAAGTAGGGTTGATTGCAGTGTTAGATAAATCAGTTGCTTCGTTTACTGCTGATGCAGAAACTGCCGAGTAAATCGGAACTTCAACTGACTTTCCACCACCAGTTATTGCATAGTTTCGTACTAGAGGTCTCATAGTTGATTGCTCTGATGCTACGAATAATGCTTCTGCTACAATCTCAGTATATAATTCCGAGAGTGTAGAACTTGTGCTTTCGTTTGCCATTTTATTTTACCTTTATTATTTATTGTTTAAGTTAATCTGAACAGGCTGACTATCTCTTTGTTTGCGATATTCTGCATACTTTTTCCGATCTTCTGCCTTGCTCATATCTAAATCCTGAATATTAAATGGTTTTACAGTTTTACCCTCGATGCTACTCTGACTACCTGTGCCTGACAAAGACCCTTTTCGGAAATGTGGGTTAGCATCTAAAAATTCATTAACTCTATCTTCTATTGTTAATAATTCCCCTTTTGAGTTGTATCTTATGTTTTTATTATTATCAAGTATTTCTACTCTACCATCGTCATTGTAATTAACTTCGTTCTTTAGCAAAGATACTACTTGGTCAGGTGCAATAGCATTATTCTTAGAAGCTAAAGATAATATAGAATTATCTACATTTATCGTTTTAACTTTAGACTTCCAATCAGCTAACTCTTTGTCTTTATCAGCTATTCTTTGCTTCATAAGATTTTCAAGATCAGCTTTTGTCTTTGCTTCCTGTATTTCTTTTTCTTTAACAAGTTCTTCTTCTTGTTTTCTAGCTTCGTCTAACATTCTTTGATGTTTAGACTTCTCAGCTTCTAGTCTTTGCTTGACAATTCTATCCACATCTTCTTGATTAAATGTTGGTGTT